CCAGCGCCCAAGTTCGAGCGGGCTGTGGCTGCGTCTGTTGCGCCTGTGCCTCCGTTGGCAATAGCCAAAGTGCCGCTGATGTGGGTTGTCAGGCCGATCTTGCCCCATGCTGGAGCAGTGCCCACACCGCCGGACAGCAGCGCATTGCCGGAAACTATGTCCGCCAGCTTTGCGAGAGAAGTTGTCGTATCCGCATACAGCAGGTCGCCCACAGCGTACGAAGACTGCCCAGTGCCACCGTAAGCAGCAGCAATAGTGCCGCCGTTCCAAGTGCCAGCAGCAAGAGTGCCGACGCCAGTAATCCCAGTGTACGATCCGTTAAGGCGCGCAACAGGGAGCGTTCCTGATGTGATGTTTGTTGCATCGGTCGTGTCCGTTGTTGCAGAAGGGGCCAAACCAGAAACGTCAGCGGCAGAAATCGTGCCCCACGAAGGAGCAGCAGATACCCCGCCGCCAGCGCCAGTCTGCACCAAGAATGTCTTGGAGGCCGTGGTGTTGCCAGCCAGCTTGGCCAGTGTGTTGGTGGCCGACGAATAGATCAGATCGCCCAGTGTGTAGGTGGTCAAGCCTGTGCCGCCGTTACCTGTTGGCAACGCGCCAGAAACAGCGCCGGTCTGGTTCAAGGATACGGCATTCCACTCGACGTTTGTGCCGCCTGCGTTCATCACCAGCGACTTGTAGCCTGCACCGGCAGCCAGCTTACCCCATGTGTTGGTGCCGGAGCCGTACAGCAAATCTCCGACTGCGACTGTGCTTGTACCTGTGCCGCCCAAAGTGGCAGCAATGGTTCCCGATACGCTGATCGTCTGCCCAACAATGCTGATGTTTGTGCCACCAACGTAATCTACCGAGCCGCTGAACTGCGTGTAAGTCAGCGTGGTGTACCCAATAATCATCGTATTGGGTTCGGTCGTCAGGACGTGCGAGTCGCCAGCGTTGATTACGCCCTCTTGGGTGAAGAAGTAATCGCCGGTTCCAACCCCGTCAGGATTGGAGGGGTTGACTTGGTTTGCATCTGTCGCCCGGGTTAGAACCCAGTTTGTCGAGCCATCACCAACCGTGGTGACTGTGTAAACGCCATTCTCCGCGCCGTTGGTTTGCAAGCGCACCATCACACGGTCTGCGGAGGAAAGCGCAATACCGTCAACAGTCAACGCCACTTGCGTGCCAGCGTTCGTCAGAGTTGCACCCACGCCCGACTTAGCTCGGGTTGCGTATGTGAGCCCGGAGGCGTTGGTCAGGCCTGTGATCTGTGCGCCACCAAAAGTCAACGACAGCGTCAACTGGTTGGCTGCAGGCACCGAGAAAACAAAATACGCCGTGTTCGTAGACAGGCCGTTGCCCGCAGTGCTGTACAACCAAATCTGGTCGTTCTCAGACAAACCGTGACTTGCGGACGTTGTCACCGTGGTGGTGCTGGTGATGTCCGTGATGTTGAATGTGGTGCCGCCTTGAACGTAGGTGGCCGTCAGGTTGGCCGTTGTCTCCACACGCACGGGCTCATGGATGTGCAGCCCTGCGGTGACTTGCTGGTCAACGTACTGCTTGGTGGCAGCCTGCAGGGCCAGTGTTGGGTCGGCATCCAGCAGCACTGTAGATTGGAACTCAGCAGCGCCTGTGATGGTGGCTGTGCCCGCAACGGAAATATCACCGGCCAGCTCAACGCTTTGGTCGGAGCCTTTAATGCGAACCGCCTCGTTGGTCGTGTCCACACCACCCGCAAACAAAACAACATCTTTGTTGGCTGTCTGGTTGCCAATGAAGAAGTCGTCGCCGTCATGGAACACGTAGCCCGAGCCGGGTGTAAACAGCGGGTAATCCACCGACGAATAGTTTGAGCTGTTGATGCCCATGTCGGTGAAGTGCGTAAAACCGTCTGTAGTCTCGTCGTTGTACACCACGAAGTCGGCAGAAGCCGAGGAGCCGGCACTCTGGTTCAGGTTGTACACCTGACCGAACGAATCCACATTACCCACGAATTTACCCAGCTCGGCTTCGAGCGTTGGGTTGACTGTCACGCCTTGGCCGAGAATAGTGATAGGCCCGCCGTCAATCAGTGTCTGGCCATCCGGCTCTTCATAAATCGCACGCTCGGCGGGGTACGTGACAAAAACGTCCTTGGTGCCTGCTGAGAAGTTGACCAAGTTCCCGGCGTTGCTGGACTCGAACACAGTATCACGGGATAGAGTGAACGTACCCGCTGTGTCAGTTACAGTGCCAACACCAACTTCCCACTCGTTGCCGGATTGCAGCGCAATCGTGTAGTAAGTGATATTCCCGCTACCAATAGCACTGAAATCCTGATAGCCGTTTGCGGCAGAACCAAGCGTGAATGTCCCGGTGCCCGTTGTGGTGGCGGAAACTTTGACGCGGTCTTTTAGAACGATGGTGGCCATTTGTGCCTCTTATGTCTGTGTTTGCACTGTGTGCCAAGTGGTACTCTGACTGTCATTAACGACGCCCCAAGCGGTAGTCTGGCTGCTGTTTACATCGCCCCAGTTTGCAGTCTGCGCGTCGTTGATGACCTCCCAAAGAAGGCGTCCAACAAACTCATCTGCGGCCATCGCACTGTCTGTGATGGTAGCGAAAAACACCGCACTTGCCAAGAAGACATCAATTGCATTTGCCGTCTCGCTGACCTGCGCACTGAAGGTGGAAGGGGCAACCAGCGCAGACATGCTTCCTGATGCAGTTTCTGAGATTTGAGGGGCAAACGCCGCCTGAGCAGCTGCGCTATCGGACGCCGTAGAAGCGTCCTCAACAAAAACGCCAAAGTCTGCCAGAGCGCTTACGGCCATGTCACCAGAAGCAGTCTCCGCAATCGTTGCGGAATACTCCAGTCCGCCAATCAGCAAATCCGAAATGGTGGCTGTCTCCGATGTACTGACTTCAAAGGTTGCAGCGGCGGCAAAAATATCTGAGACGGCTGCGGAGTCTTCGTACGAAGCCAGCCATATTGCCAGCGCTGACGCAATGTCCGAACCGGTAGCAGTGTCGTTGTAGGCCGCAAGGAAAGTGGCCAGCGCGTTTTCGGTAGAGCTTGCAGTAGCTAACTCAGCGGCAACTGCGCCAAAGGTGGACGCGGAAACGGCCACAACATCGGAAACCGTTGAAGTCTCCGACTGCGAGCTGACGAAGTTAACCAGCGCAGAAACAAACTGCGAAGCCGCAGCGGACTCCTCGACGCTAACGTCGTAGGCAATCCCTGCTTCGCCGGTTGCCCCCAGTGGGGCCGCAGCAAGTGGTGCGAACCCGAGCACTGGGGAGTCCTATCAGGCTGCGTCGAGGCTGAAGGTGTAGGTCACGTTCAGTGTGTCGCCAGACACCACAGTGCGATCACCGGGAGACTGGAAGTCTGCTTCAGAGAACAACACACCGGAAGTGCCGCTGGCCACTGTGCACAGGAACGCGCCAGCCACCACACCACCAGCGCCAGAGATGGTGAAAGAAGAGGGAGAGGCGCTATTGCTGATAACCGATGGATCGGCCGTGGTGGCAGTGCCGAAAGTCACAGCTTTGCGTGAGCCGGAGTAGTCGGTGTACTCGGTCCAGCCTGCGTGCGAAGCCAGTGTGTCAGCTGCAGCGTATGTGGTGCCGGAGCCGGGGCCGGTTACCAGACCCAAGTAGAACGCCGCCGTATAGGTGGAGCCCTTGAAGTACTGGGTGTTCATGTTTTGCAAACCCTCGTTGACCACGAGGTTGTGCATGCTGTCTTCCCACTTCAGGTTGCCGTCTTTGTCAAGGCACTGAACGTGGTACACGCCGCCAGCTTGGGCAGTTGTGGAGAAACCTGTCTTTGCAACCAAACCTGCTGCTGCAGCGTCGCCGGAATGCGCTTTGTCGTTGAACATGTAAAACTCCTTTTAGGAAATACGGATCAGCGCACTGGTCGCTGTGTTGGCGGGCATCTGCACCGTGAAAGTTGTGGTCGTCGTTTTATCCGACCCGAAGTCCAACACCGCAATAGCCTTGTTGCTCTTGCTGGCATTGTAAATGAGGGCACCACGTGCAGTAAAGCTGGCGGGGTCCCATGAAGGGTCGGCAAAGTCCACGTATGCGGTTGTGTCAGCGGTCAGCACCGTCACGCCGGTCAGCGTTTTGCCCCCAGCCGTGTAGCCCGTACCAGACGTCTCGCCGGTTGTTGTGTACACCGTGGTGGCTGCGCCAAGGTCGGCCGTGGCCAAGAACAGCGCCATCTTGATGGTGTCTGTATCAAGGTCGTGCACGCCCAGCAGGATGTCCTGCTTGAAGCTCGTGGTGAGGGTTTGGTCAAATGCCATATCAAGTCACCGCCTGTCGGTATTGCCCAGAGCGGTAGGCGTCTTGACGCTCCATACCATCGCCCAGTCGTTTGGCCAAAGCAAGCGCCTCGGTGTACTTGGTGTTGTACAGCTGCACCATGTCGGCCTCGCCCTTCATGAACGTAATAGCCTCGACCAGAGAGCCGTACAGCAGCACGGAGTCAAAGTTGTCGCCAAGCCATGTCTGGCCAGAAGCCGCTACGCTGATCGACTCAGGGTAGTAATAGTAGTGCAGCTCAACCGTGTACGCGGACGCGGGGGTTGGGCCCATGATGAACGACAGCTCATTTGTAATGACTGGCGATGGGTCATTGGTGGTTGTCGGGCCAAACAGCGCGTAGTACTTCGGCAAGCCAGTCGATGTTGGCGTGGGGTATGCCTGCCGGATGAAGTTGACATCCTTGTTGAGCAGGTACTCGTACGCGCCAGTGGCATCAACAACAGCCAGCGAATACACAGCCAAGAAGTCGCCCGGGGCGGACAGGTATTTGTTGCTCGCTGTGAGCGTACCCGTCACGTTCTTGCGAATTGAGGGGAACTGCACCGTGTTGAAAATGCGCTGCTCGGCCTGCTGCACAAACACCGGGATGTTGTCAACAAAGTCTTGGTCGAAGTTCTGCGTGTAGTCGCAGATGGCAGCGGTCAACTGGGTGTAGTTCATCCGTCACCTCACGCCATTGGGCCACGGGCCATGGTGCCCTTGGTGGCGCAGCCAGTGCCACGGATTTTGATGCCCGAGGTCTTGGTTGGCTTGTAGTCGTTGCTGTGGTTGGTGCCAACAGAGACGTTCATGTCGCGCATGTACTTCTTGTTGTCCGTGTCAGGCAAAACGGCCTGCGTAGCGGCTGGTTTGGGTTGGTTGTACGTTGCCATATCAGGCTCCTTTGCGGCCGGGGGATTTCTGGTTGGCGACTTTGGCCAAGCCACGACCCATTTTCAGCATGTCGCTGTTGGTCTTGCCACCGGCACGCAGCTTGGTAGGCTTTTGGCCGGGGTGCATGTTGTTCTCGTGCTTGCGAACTGCGGT